AGTCATAAAAAACACAACATGATTGATATAAAACATCCAAAATGTAAATCAGAATATTGTGAAACATATTCTAACAAAATTTATAAAGGATATTGTTGCCATTGCTACCAGCATTTGTTTCCTAATGATATTTTAACAATACAGATGAGAAACAAGTCTAAGGAAATGGCTGTCAGAGATTTCATAAACACTAAATTTGGAGGATTTCAACACGATAAACCACTCTGGTATAACGAAGCAGATTGTGATTGCACAACCAAACGTAGAATAGATCATCGCAAACTTATTAATGGCACTCTATTATGTATAGAAACTGACGAAAACCAGCACAAAAGTTATTCAAAAGCAGATGAAGAAGCGCGATATAATGATATATTTATGGCATATGGTGGAAAATTTGTATTCATTCGTTTCAATCCTGACAAATACAAGGAAAAGGATGGAAAATCTTGTAATCCAATGTTATTTAATCGTCTTATTGTTTTAGAAGAGGAAATTAATAAACAGATTACAAGAATTGAGAATGATGAAAATAAGGAGTTGTTAGAAGTAATTGAATTGTATTATGACAAATAATATTATATTACATTATAAACAAATAATGCCTACTAATATTAATGAATAATGATGAACATAAAATATCATTTTTACAACAATTTGAAAAACCAGAACAAAGTTTTATAAAAGACAAGGAATGTTTAATATGCTTGGATCCGTTCGACCTAGAATCAAATCAAATTGTTATGCTGCCGTGCAAGTGCGCCAATTCAGTATATCATATTGGTTGTATAGTGCTCATGCTAAACTCAGGCCAAAACAAAAATTTCTGCCCGCACTGCAAAGGCAATTATGAAATGCCATTACAACAATTTGTAGGAGCCACGCAACTCCAAAATTTACAAATAACAAAAATTACATATATTTTAGTAATCCATATATTATCCAATTCAATAATGAATGTTATCAATATAGTTGTAGCAAGAAATGCTTTCGACACAAATTTCAATGAAGAATTAAAAGTATTGATATTTTTGTATTTTTGTAAATTATTTTTTAATTGTGTTATTGTGATATATTCAAAAAATAATATTGACAAAATAGCAGATAGTTTATTTTGTAGTTATGTATATCAAACGGTATCATTTGGGATATTGATTTACGCCTTGAATAGAATGAAAAATGATTCCGATTTCAGCATTTTGATAGTTAATAATGTTTTGTTATGTTTTGGTGATTTGGCAATTCGAATACATATAGAATATACTTGAATAAAAAAAATTGAATTGCTTTTTCCGTCTTTAAATCCTTTTATAATATATATTAACCCAAGCCAAGAACTTAACAAATACGATGTCAACATTTGAAGATATATTGTATAAGAAGAACGACGACGAGACCTGGACCGAGTGGAGTAAACGGGTCCCTGATAATGATGATGAAAAAATGTACTATATTGAGGACTTTATATATGCGTATTGTGAACATGGAGGTCCGACAATGGCGCGTTTGGTAACTAACCGGTTGCTTGGATATGCCCACATTTGTGGAGACGCGTCTTTGGAGTTATCTGGCGTAGCAGATATGATACCTTTATTAGAAAGTGAAGAGTTGCTTGATGCGAAAATTGAAGAGGCTTATGAGGCGATTAGGCTTAAATGGGAATCAGAAAAAGTGCCGAGATGTGATGAGAAAGATGAAGAGGAAGTGAATAAGCAACCAGTAAAACCAGTTACAACCCTAACCGTAGCCGAGATGATTGAAGCCTTGAGTAAGTTGCCACCTGACGCCAAATTAGTGATGACCGAGAGCGGTTTCTACTCCGATGAGGAATTTGCGGAAGTAATGCTACCTGAACCCTATATAGTTGGAACACGCAAAACTGACTATAAACCAGACTTGCTTGATGGCACCCAAGTGTACCGAATTGGACACAGTAAGCAATGGTATTAATAATGTATAAGGACTTTGTATAAGGAATAAAAGTCCAACAGCGTATTTGTATATTTTAATTAATTAAAAAGTTGTCAGCGTTTTAAGGCGCATTTTTTCATAAAAATTATATTTTTTTAGTTTTCAAAAAAAAGTATGTAAAACTAAAAAAATTGAAATAAAATTTCTTAAAAATAATAAATGTATAAAATAATAAATTCAAATAAAATGTCAACATTTATGAAGAAGAACGACGACTCGACCTGGGCCGAGTGGATCAAACGGATCCCTGATAATGACCAAGATAAACTTGTCTATAATTGTAGACTTAGATACACGTAGAAAAATTTGTGAATATACCAAATACGATAAAGAAGAAGATAAATAAAATATATTTGTATATTTGTATATTTTAATTTAAGTTTTTATTTTTTATAAAAAATTGAAATAACTGTATGATTATAATTGAGTTGTATACTATTATATTACTAAGAATTAAAAATGTTCGGCAAAAAAAGCGATGAGAAGTTTGAAGATAACTTTAAACAGTTATTTATAATAACAAATGACCTAAATCAGAGACTATTAAATTTGGAAAGTCAAAATCGCCATCTCATTCAACGGAACCAAACGTTAGAAGGAGAACTTAACGAAATTAAATATAATATTAATTGGAATCGCCAAAATTTAGAAAACAGAATTACAGATTTTACCGATATGTGGCATCCATTAATGATTGATAATATAAATAGAATTAAAAAAAGTTTGGAAGAAACTGTTATGGCAAAAGAAGCCACAGATATTATTAAAATTCAAACTGAATTGGACTTAAAATTTACAAATATTATTAAAGAAAATTGCGTAGAACAAATATCAGATCATATACTTATTGGATTTAAAGATAATGAAACTCTACCTGTGTTTATTCATAAGAATTCTGGTTCTCAAGCAATTCAAAAATTTAGAAATACAGTATCTCATTACGGATTTTTTGGAGCTGTACTTATCGCCCAAAGTTTAAAGCATTTAAAAAATATCAAAACATACGATATTTGTTCCCTCCAAGATCTTAAAATTACTGACAATGATTCTAATATAATATATAATCCTTCTGAATTGGACTCTGGTTATCGTAATGGGGATGGTCAAAAAATTCAGCAACGTTTAACTTCAGAACAAATGTGTGATAAAAGAAATTTAAAACTTTTAAAAAAAATATTAAATGTGTTTGGCGAGATAGGCATTAAATTAATAATGAATGAGTCGGAATTCGTCAAAGGTGTTTCAATTAGAACACTTATTGAACAAAACTAAAAGCCTAATGTGCTAATTTTGTATAATTTAATTTAAATATATTTTCATTTTTTATATAAATGAAAAAAATTGAATTGCTTTTCCCCTCTTTAAATCCTTTTATAAAATATATAACCAACCCCATTTAAATAAAAAATGAACACTAATAACGAAGAATACAAGAGACAGAAGCCAGCCGAATACTGCCAAACTGATCTCTTCGAGCAGCATCTGATCCAGATGACACTAGATAACTCGATGAAGACTCAAACAAAAAAAGATGTAAAACCGACCTACAAAGATATTGTAGAAAATAAGAAGTACAACGCAAATAACGTATCGTTAACATGTGACGAATGTGAATGCGTAGTGCTATTGGCCGAATATATCAAGGTTGTTGATGGTAGATCATATTGCGGTGCTTGTGATCCATCACCAGATGAAACTGTCGCAAGCGTAGATGATGTTTGGCCAGGCAATGACGATTACGATGACGAATATGGTTACTATAATCAAACTGGTTGTGTCTATAAGCGACCAGTTGTGACGATTACTGTAGCAGAGATGATTGAAGCTTTAAACAAGTTGGCTCCTGATGCGAAGTTAGTGATGACCGAGAGTGGCTACTACTCTAGACGGGAGTTTGCCCGAATATTGTTACCAAAGCCATATATAGTTGGGACAAACAATATATCTGAAACAGACCTACCCAAAGGAACCCAAGTATACTGTATTGGACACAGTCACCAAACCTACTAAAACGTAAAACGTATATTTTGTATAACCTTTATAATTTAATTTAATAATATAATATCTTTTTTATTTTTATGTAAATTAAAAAAATTGAATTGCTTTTCCCCTCTTTAAATCCTTTTATAATATATATAACAACCCACTACGTTTAAACTTAACTAATAATAATGAACCCTAACGCTAATAACGAAAAAGAAGGTAGAAGAGGTAGAAGAATCCGCAATAGAGATCGTCCCGCAGAATATTTTGAATCCGAAGAATACAAACAGAGAATGGAAGACTATGAAAAAAGAATGAATGAAAGACTTAGAGAACTGAGAATTGAAGAACATAATAAACGCCAGGCACAGAAATTGCTCGAAATGAGACTAGAGAGATCAATGGGGACCCAGACGGAGGCTATACCGAAACCTACTTATAAGGAACTACAGAAGCAGCCGTTTTTAGCACGAATAACTGCCACACTAGAAACAAATGACCATGACGGATATTGCTCAAGCGAAGAATGTGAATACAAAAAGAAGATAGTAAAGATGAATATTCCTGTCCCGGATAACTATTATACGTGTTACCCTGGTGAATTAGATGAAAGGCAAAAAAAAATACACAACTGGGCAAACCACTTGCCGGTACCTGAAGTGAACGTTGAGGGGTCTGGATATTGTAGGTTTCGCCAACCAGAAAGAGGCGTAGGACAACATGAATACAGATACACGATAAAGAAGGTGGAGATTATTGAGAACCCGAAGTATGACGAAAGCAAGGATGATTATACAACTATAAAGACTATTACGGCAGGGGAGATGATTGCGGCCTTAAGCAAGTTGCCACCAGACGCCAAGTTGGTTATAACTGAGAGTGGTTTCTACTCTAATTCTGAGTTTTCTGAAGTCAAGCTACCAGAAGAATATATTGTTGGCAGTAAAGGCGTTATAGATGAACGGATTCGCGGACTATCCCGTGGCGACAAAGTGTATCAGATCGGACACAGCGATCAACATTATTGAAGGAATTATAAAAATGTTTTATATATATTTTATATAATTTATATAATTTAATTTAATTTAATTTAATTTAATCAATATTTATTTTCTTTTGCTTTTTTAGTGAATCAAAAAATAAGGGAATATAAAAAAAATTGAAATACTTTTTCCTTCTTTAAATTCTTTTAATAATATGTAACCCCCCCCAAACCTAATTTAATAAACCTTTAATTTAACTAATTTAAAAATGAACGCCTACTGCTACGGATCAATGACACGGGACTACAATTCAATTCAAGACCAGTTGCTTGAAAGGACACTAGAGAACTCGATGGGAACCCAAACTGATATGATATCTAACCCGACATATAAGGAACTAACAAAGCACCCCCGTCTCGCGATGATAACGGCGCAACTAGAGGTAAGTGAATGTGACGGATTTTGTACATCAAGTCACGGATGTAAATTTACAAAGAAGATATTCAAGGCAAATATTGTTATACCAGTCGAGTATGATAATTACCCTATTGGTAAAATACAGGATGTTGATAAATACAAATGGGCAAACCACTTGCCTGTGCCTGTGCCTGAATTCGAGTCGGGTGACTATATGTTTATATCAGACCGCCTGCTTAGAAAGTACGATCGAGCATATAAATACACGATAAAAAAGGTAAAAATCATAAAGAATAAGAGATGTATAAGTGAACCAAATCTACTAAAAAGTAAATAAATGATTGTATATGTTTTGTATATGTTTTGTATATGTTTTGTATATGTTTTGTATATGTTTTGTATATGTTTTGTATAATAATTTAATATAATATCAAAGGCAACTAACATTTGTTAGTTTGTTTTTTTTCAATATGTAATAATTAAATATATAATATAATATTTTCTTTTGCTTTTTAGTGAATTAAAAAATAAGAGGATTATATAAAATTGAATTGTTTTTTCCATATTTAAATTGTTTTATAAAATAAATCTAAAATTAAAATGGCAACATATAAAGATATTTTGTATAAGATGGAGGACAACGAGACCTGGACAGAGTGGGCAAAAAGGGTCCCTGATAATGATGAAGATAAACTTGACTATATAGGTGAGACTATATATGATATATGTATTTGGGATGGCAAAGAAAACGCATATAAGATAACAGAGATAATGATAGAATTAGGTCTTGAACAGTTGATACCATTACTAGAAAATGAAGATTTACTTAATGCGAAAATTGAAGAGGTTTATAAGGGTTTATGCCAAAAAGAAAGCTTAAAAGGCTTAGAAGAAGATCAGATGAAAGATGAAGACGAAGATGAAGACGAAGAAGAAGAAGTCGAAGATAGAAGACAGACACACACAGTCAAAGAGCCGTGGAAATCAATGAGCGATGAAATGGAAGAAGAAGAAGTAGCAGAAGATATGGCAGAGGCTAAACATAGACGAGAATACTGCGAAAAACATGGTGAGGAATATGATGATGAATGTTGGTATGAACCGCCAATAAAAACCATAACAGTAAAACAAATGATGCTAGCATTAGACAAACTACCACGAAATGCCCAGTTGGTAATTACCGAAGAAGGCTTTTACTCCCACACGGAGTTCGCCGCAATGATGCTACCAGAACCATATACCATACAAAACAAGATACCAAGACTACCAGATGGAACCCAAGTATACCGAATTGGACACAGTAAACAAAACTATTCGGGTCGCAACTACTGATGTATCAAATAAATCTCCTGATCTGGTTGATACTAATACCAAATATGGAAACGAATGAATGATAAACAATGTTTTGTATAATTTAATTTAATCAATATTTATTTTCTTTTGCTTTTTAGTGAATTAAAAATAAGAGGATATAAAAAATTGAATTTCTTTTTCCTTCTTTAAATCCTTTTATTAATATATAAAACCCCCAAACCCAATTTAATAAACTTTTAAAATACAATGAGCTCTACTGATCTTAACTACTGCGAAATAGATAAGACCCCCTTTATTAGTAGAATGGTGAGTGTTAATTTTATATCTATTATGATTTATTTGTATATTTATGTTATTCATTATAGGATGGTAAACTGGTATTGTAATAAGAAAACAGACAAAACTGTCAGAAGATCTAACGAAGAGGAAGAAATCGAAGAAAATGTGAATGGCTTAATCACAAATGAAATAGCAGCGGAAAACTTAGAGGCAGAAGTCGTAAACTTAGAGGCAGAAGTCGTAAACTTAGAAAATGACGTCAATACGTGGTACAAATTCGAAGACGGAAAAGGGCGATACAAGGGTGAATGGAAGAACGGGCTACCAAATGGTAAGGGAATCAAACATGCCTACAAAGATGATTCATATATTTATGGCAATTTTGTAGATGGATTTTCGGAGGGTTACGGCAAACAGACTTTTGGACAAACTTGGGAAAAGACGCAGCCTTATTATGAAGGCGAATTTAAGAGAAATAATTATCACGGAAAAGGTGAGTATCACTATGGTGATGGAGACTATTACAAGGGCGACTGGAAAGACAGCAAGTATAACGGACAAGGCGCCGCATATTCCAAGCGATTAAATAGGACTTGGGTTGGAGAATATAAGAACGACGAAAAAGGCGAGGGAAACTGGGTTAAGGGTGAGATATAAGGGCTAAAGGCCTAACCGACTGTATAACTGTATAACTGTATAACTGTCTAACTTTATAATTTAATTAATTAAAATAATTGCAAAGGCAACTAACATTTGTAGTTTGTTTTTTTTCAATATGTAAGAAATAAATCTTTGCATATTACATATGGCAAACATGTCTAAAAAATCAACAATAAGGAAATATTCAAATCCAACTACGGTATATCGCCTCGCTAAAAAATACCTAGGAAAAACAGCAAAAATTAGTGAACTTCAAGGGTGTAAAGTTCACAATCCCAATTTTGTTAATGTTCCAAATTGTTTAAGTTTTCATTTACTATAGTGATAATACCAAGTGCTTTTAAATACCCATATTTACAAGCAACAGCTTCTTCTTTTGTATAAAAATAACCAATAATAACATCGCCAGATTTGGAATACCATCTATTTTTGTCTTTACTAAATCCAACACCTTTAATAATGTCTGTATTTAACATATTATAACTTTGACTTAACCAACGCAGATTTTCGAATCTATTGTCGGTTTTAATTCTATTAATATGGTCTATATTTCTATGACTATGAGTATTTTCTAAAAACACCTCACCCATAATACTGTGGATTGTTTTCTTTTTGGATATTCCATCTTCACAAACAGATACAAACAAATAACCATTACTACCAAGCGAACCCTCCAATAATTTTGGTTTTCTTTTTCCAAATCGTTTTTGAAGTTGTCCATTTTTATTTATCCAAAAAGTTCCAACAGTATCCTTATATTTAGTTTCAAACCACTCTGTTTCGGTTTCCATAATACCTAAATATACAAAATAGTTTTAGGTTGGTTTAAACTATAATATTTAATAATAAGCAAAGTATTTTGGTCGAAAAAACTACTTGACACGATCTCGCAGAATTAAGGGGGATTGGAAAAAGAATAGATACAGCGCAAATAACCTAGCAATACACTTGTTATGGTAACTAACAAATATAAATATAACTTTCGTTATATCTATATCAAACCTTTAATCTAAATGTTGGCAAATAAATATAAATTAATAACCAAGTTGAACCAAGGAAGTTTTGGCCAGGTTTACAAGGCGGAAAATATACGCACCGGGGATCCAGTTGCGATCAAAATAGAGCAGAAAAATGTTGGCAATAGGTCTTTAAAAGCTGAGGCCAAGGTGTATCAATATTTGTCGAAATTGGATGGATTCCCACAGCTTAAATGGTACGGAACAACGCAAACAGTGACTTACCTGGTAACTGATTTGTTAGATTATTCTATTTCAGATCTTGTAAAAAAAAATGGTCGTATAGAAATAAAGACGGCTCTCCTTTTAGGTACACAGATGATCCAACGGCTACAGATTCTACATGATCATCATTTAATACATCGCGATATAAAACCCGAAAACTTTATGATTGATACAGCAACTAATAAATTATTTTTGATAGATTTTGGGTTTTGTAAGCGTTTCAATTATGATGGAACCCATATAGAACAGGGAACCATCAGAAGTATGATTGGAACTCCTAATTTTGTTAGCATAAATGTACACAAAGGGATTGAGCCTAGTCGCCGAGATGACATCGAGTCGTGCCTCTATATAATGATCTATATGCTTTTTGGGGGATTGATTTGGGATAAGGAAATAGACTCTAAAAAAATGTGTTTGAAGAAGGAACAACTAACAAATATTCCGCAATTCATGAAAGATATCATAGCCAAAGTGAGATCACTTGACTTCGCAGAGAGCCCAGATTACGGCGAAATAATTAATATATTTGAAACCATAATTATTTAAATTTATTTTTTATTTTTTATTTTTATATATTTTTTATCAAACAATATAAAGATACAATGTATATTATAGTATAATAGAATGTCAAGCACAACATCGTCTGATACAACCTCCTCTGAGAAATTTACTGGTCGCGTAAAATGGTTTAACAACAAGGCCGGATATGGATTTGTCACAGTTACTGATGGATCAAAGTCCGGAAGTGATGTGTTTATTCACCATAGTGCGATCAAGGTTGATTCTGAGCAATACAAGTATTTGGTTCAGGGCGAGTATGTCGAGTTTGGTCTCTCCCATGTAGAGGGAGGGAAGCACGAGTACCAAGCATCTACTGTTTGCGGAATTAAGGGCGGTAAGCTCATGTGTGAGACCAGAAATGAGTTTAAGAGTGTCCGAAGTAATTACAAGTCTGTCAAGCAGGAGGATGAGAGTCCTGTAGCCCCACCTCTTACTAGACAAGACTCGGTAAGGATGCCAAGATCGGTCAGAACTCCTGAGCAGACTACTAAACAGTACAAGCCAAGACCGACTTCTTCGGCAGCAGCTCCCAAACAATCTGATGGCGAGTGGACTCATGTGAAGAAGCGATTACCTAGAGATGCTGACTCCAAGAAGTAAATATAATAGTAAATAGTAGAATAAAATAATATTATACACCATTGGACTATTAAATCCGCACAAAGTGCGGATACAGTCCATTGGCAACGTTGCCGATAAATCAATTAAGACGCACGCAAAGCGTGCGAACTTAAATGTACATCGGTGTAAATATATTATTATTATGCTCATGTAACTCAGTTGGTTAGAGTGCGGTGCTTATAACGCCGAAGTCCTGGGTTCAAGCCCCAGCACGAGCAATAAATTTAATAAATTAAAATATAAATTATTAAATGTTAATATTTGTTTTCAGGCAAGCCAATTATTAATATTATATCCTTTTCTTTTGGGTATAATAATAATAATGATTCATTTACATAATATTCATGTTTGTTTGACTTTCCAAAATATTTATGGAACAACTTTCAACAAGTAGACCTCCATTAGCATATATACCATAATTCATTCTTTTATTTGTATTCTCAAGAGCAATATGCCAAATCGGGAATAGACCTTCTGATACCCAAGGTTCAGCTCGATCATCTAAAAACGCATTAAGACGATATTTTTTGTCTGTTACAAAAATATTGCCCATACATTTCATTGTTTGTTCTCGTTGAATATCAGTAAGATTATCTACAAGAATAGAATGAAACCCTGTTAAATATAAATCTTCTGTTAATTTGGGATAATTCGCAGTTGAACACTTATATAATCGTTCCCCTATGCGTTCATTATTACTAGAATTTGAAATATGGCCATTACCTATAAGGTGTACCTTCTTGTAACCATTACAACATGTTTTTATTAAATCACCCTTTTTTATTGTTTCAATAGGAACATATGTTTCTTTGCCTTCAACCAACGAAAGTATTTTAGATCCCTCTAAGAAACATGGTGCTGCAGGATACAAGTAATAATTGGCACCTGGATTTAAATTACTACCATTTGCGTAAGTAACATTTTGCGGCGATGAACCAGTGCTATTAGACGCAAGTCTCCAATATGTATATCCTGCACCAGGTCCATAGGGACCACCTGACCCTACAGTGAAACTAAAACTAAATCCATATTCATTTGTATCCGCCAAAGCATCTGCTTGACTTGGATAGTAGTAAACACCACTCCCAACAGGATTTACAAACTCATTCATAGGTCCTAATAACAGACGAGGAATGTCTCCAGTATTTGTAGTCATGTGTGAAACTCCTTCATCGAATTTAAATCCAGTATTGGCATTAATCGGGTAACTTGTATTATCAATAACAAATTCACCTTCACTGTTATTTATATAGGCCAAATATGTATTGTTAAAATTTGTGGAACCAACATCTATGTGGGGTGTTGAATCACCCTTAATCCATCGCATTGGTATTTCAGATATATTTGACAAATCTAAACCAAAACAATTAGTGATTGATGTTTTCAAATTTTCAGTGAGCGTTATATTAAAGTATACTACACTAGAAGATGAGTTTGTATTAAGTGTTGCCTTTGCTTCAGTAACCTCCGGAAGTTGATTTAAATATTCAATTTCTTCATTCGAAAATATATTAGAAAAAACAGATGCCATTATAAAATGTATAAATATTATTATTTTGGATAAATATTATTTACACATTTTATACATTTGTATTTTCATTTTCTTTATTGCCTACATGGTAATATAATATATTAAAAAACAATTTAAAGTTACCTACATAATATAGTATATAATACACAATGTCCCAAGAACAAATCCAACCCCAAACAAATCAATCCGAATCAATCACTAATATCTTCAATACATTTAATACGATCAATGATAGTATTACATTGTTCAAGATGCAGTTAAATTCTCTACAACAACAAATTAAGAATGTAGAGAAGAGCGTCCGAAAGGAGTTAAAATCAGTCAAGAAGGTCACATCCGAAAAATCTAAGCCCAAGGTCAAGAGAGCGCCATCTGGTTTCGCAAAGCCGACTAAGGTCACAAAAGAGCTGTGCGAGTTCATGAATCGTCCAGAGGGGTCTGAGATCGCGCGCACTGAGGTTACTAAGATATTGTCTGAATATATCAAGTCGAACAATCTACAGGAGCAAAGTAAGAACTCTAAGAATAAGATCATTCCCGATGACAAGTTGAAGTCCCTCTTGGGTATTTCGAGCGAAGAGAGTTCTAACCTGACCTTTTTTAACATTCAAAAGTACATGAATAAGCACTTCATTTCGTCAAAGAATCAAACTGCCGTGTTAGACGCATAATTTGTAACTCAGTATCTTCATAATATATTTCGCAATTGTATTTGTTAGGATTAGCGTTATATGAAAAAATCAAATCACATTCATAATTTGCTTTGATTTTTGTAAGCCAAATAGTAGAACACCTGTCGCAAAATGCTGTGTAAATCTGATTCCCACCAATTATAAATATTTTGTAATCAAAGTTCAAAAACTTATATTGTCCAGGTATAATTACAGAAATAGGATCTTCCAAAAACATGGAAAACATAGTCTCATCCATGAACCGTATGTTTTCCAGATGTTTATATTTATCATCATTATTGAATTTACTAGGATCTCTTGTTAGTACAATGTTTAGACGATTGGGTAATGGATTCGCATTTCTTAATGATAACAATGTATTGGATCCCATTACAACAATATTATTAGTAGTAGAAGTCTTGAAGAAGTTCATATCAGTCTTACTTTTCCATGGTATTTGACCATCTTTAGCGAGACCATATTTTTCATCAACCGCGACAATTGCTTCAATCAGTGGCATTATTATATGTGTTATATATGTTTACTTTTCTAAATATATATATTTTTATACAATATGACAACTCAACAAACTAACATAAATTATGATTTTTTACAAAATAATGAGAAGTATAAATTATTAGTCGATATCAATGAAAAACTATATATAAATAAGAATCCATGTAACAAGTTAGTATTCATATATAGTGCGCCAAAGGTGGGTTCTACTTCTATTGTTAGTTCATTGCGAATATTTGGAACAGATAAGATCAGTGTTATTCATATTCACGATGAAGAGATGTTGCGCATTTTAGGCAGGGTTACTGGGGTTACCATAAATGAGATAATACTTTTTAATAAGCATTTAGGGCGGGAAGTATATGTAATTGACGTCTATCGCAGCCCAGTGGAGCGCAAAATATCGGCCTTCTTTGAGAAGATCGGCGCATACCATTTTAATAATAAGGATGAGATTGTGAATAAATATAATGTTAACAAGGTAATTACTCGGTTTAATAACATTTTTTCACATATCGCCAATGGGGATCATTTCATGGACAAATATAACATTGCTATTCCTGACAGATTTGATCATGTCTCAAAATATTTGTTAGTTCACGAGAATGGAATCAAGTATATCAAGTTACGTTTAAAGGATTCGAATGAATGGTCTACTATTTTAACTAATATATTTGGAATGAAAATTGTCTCAATAAAGGATTATGAAAGTTCCAATAAACCAATTAAGGATTTATATAAGAAGTTTAAGATTGCTTATAAAATTCCATTTAATTTACTGGATGAACTAACAAAATGTAAATATCTGAATTACTATTATTCGGATCAAGAAAAGCAGGAATATATCGACCAATGGGCTAAAAAAACGGCTCCAAACACAGGACAATATACTTCAGAGCAATATAACATGTATGAACAGCTATCAATTGAAAACTCTCATATTGATTATATACAATTAAATCATTATATGGATGAGGGTTGTTCGTGTAAAGCATGTTGTATGAAGCGTGCCGAAACTGCTACTAAATTAATTATGGGTAGAACAATAATAACGGAAATAGATCGAATAGTACATTCAGAAGCAAAAAATGAGCTATTAGTAAAGAGAGTCGAGCATGCTAATAAAATTAATGCTAGTATTGCGAATGCGAGACATGCGCCGCAAATAAAAGGCGGTCGAAAGGATTTTAATCGCGAAATGTCGTCAGTTGTTTCAGGACGAAAAATAGAAATACCTAATGTAAGCAAATATTTGAACCTTTGAACATTTGAAACAATTATAATGATATACTGGTCTTCCTTGTAGCAGAATGCCCATATTTATATTTTCGTCGCGACTTCTGTGCCAAAATAAATGCTTTCTTCTTATGATCGCATCCTTTGTCCAATATATCGAAGTCAACTGCGGCTGATTTGCCAGCAGTTATAGAACTAGCTAGGCGCGCTAGACCCCATGATTGTGCCGTCTGGTTTGGTCTTGATCCAGAAGAAAAATACGCACCTTCGCCTTTATTCACGATCTTCTTTAATGCGGCAATAGAACAACCTGTTTTGTTGGCTAATTCTTTGTTAGGTGTTACTGATGATATATTGTAAATACGCTCAGCATCCTTAATATGGCTGCTAGGTTTGCTTTTAAAAGATGAGATTGTCTTTCGAGTGTAATATTTACCCTTTTTATAAAGTCGTTTTGATTTCATCAGCATTTTACCTTCTTTCTTTTTATCTCTTTTTGTTAGTTTGGTTGGCAAATAACGAAGAGGAACTCTTATTCTTGTTTTAACCATAATATATATTATAATTACAGATTATATAATATTATTTATTATACAAAACAAAAATTGAAATAATATAATACATCAAAATATTACATTATTATAAGCACTATACTAACAAAATGAAAACCGAAATATTTACATATGGATCTGCCGAATATACAATTAATATTGGCAAAAATAAAGACGAAAATTGGCAACTGATTGACAACGCATCAGGCACTGATATTTGGTTTCATATTGACGGCAAACCATCATGTCATGTTGTACTTAACAATGATCAAAAAGTTAAGTTGAGAGACATCCCGAGACAAGTTCTGAAACGATGTGCTTATTTATGTAAGATCAATTCGGCTGCTAAAACGATGCCAAAATGTAATGTGATCTATACTGTCATGTCAGAAATAAAAAAGACGGATATTGTCGGGCAAGTGGTTATTAATTGTGCCACTAAATTAATATCTTTGTAAAGAAACCCGACCCGTCTTAATTATAATATATACAAAACAACTTAAAGAAATTATATGACATGATTTTTATAATATATACAAAACAACTTAAAGAAATTATATGACATGATTTTTATACTATATACAAAACAACTTAAAGAAACCAAACAACTTACCTATTACATGTTTTTTTATACCAAGCATCTATTCGTTATCCTGATACATGCTCTTGTAAGCCTCCAAATCATTCGCCTCCTTAACCGCTCCAGTCGCAACTCTTAAACACAACCCCAATCTTCCACTATCGTCATAACATTCGGTTAATCTGGCCTGCTCATACCCAATACGAATTCCCCATAACTCAGTTTTTATTCTATCATATCCGAATACCTTGGGCTCTCTAATATACCCCTTGTATCTACCTTCACTGTCCCTGCGCATAAATAGACTCTGACTATTAAAACTGTGCCCATTTAAGAACCCAGTCACTTCTGGATCATTATTGATCATTTCCACTACAGAATACTTATTTTCTGGTTCACAGGGATAGAACTTGGGGAATATTACAGGAATACGCTTGCTGTTACCTCGCACACGCTGAGACATTTTGAAGACACCTCCACCTAACTGAACAAGGAGCTTCTCTTTCACTTCAAACGAATATCCGGCTGGGTTTGGAATGCCGTCAAACGTAACCAATGTGCCACCAATACTAATATTAACAACAGGCATGGGCTTCTTTCCATCGATTATATTCCTAATTCGGTATCTAGGAGGATCAGACTTTGGAATCTTACGTCCTTGCCATTCACTATGTAGATAGTCAGCCGCATTAATTTGTCCAACTACAAATTGGAATGTTCTCAAATCGCCATAAATACGAATTGGCTGGAATCCACCATAATTCTGCTCGTAGTGGGCCGGTCTAAGCTGCGCTTGCGCCACAGTGTTGAATGTAAGACGTTTACGATAGTCATGTGTCGCAAAGACGCGATCATGGCAAGCCCATTCGGTAGATCGAGTACTTGTCTGGTCATTGACAACAATAGCTATCCTATCCTTAGTAATAGCATCCCAATATGCTCTCTTTGACCATTGTACAACTTCAGTCTTTACATTTGGTAACGCAGTTAACTCCTTTACATCTGGCTTGTCCGCGATGATTACTACATCCTTTAATTCCTCTACGAATTGAGACATCTTCAAGAAGGAGTAGATCGCTTTACTTCTTTTACTGCTTCCCAAACTGTCTACGCTATTTGAGTCGCCGAACTCTTCGTCATCTTCGTCCTCATCATCATCATCGTTTTCACAGTATGGCAGACGCAACGAGATGATATTTCTGACAGAAATTCGCTTCATTTCAGCCTTGATAGCCTCGAATATAAGCATATTTCCGGCATCTTCAGCATCTTCTAAGTCATCCTGTAATCTACGAAGCCGACGATTAGCAATACGAAGATCGGCTTTCGCCTGAGTTAAGATCATCATAGCTTGTTCAGACAGCTTGATTGAGCTTCCACAATTTTCAAAGAACGGCATGGCTTGAACTACAAGATTATTATCTAGAAACTTTTGGGCGCCGCAATAACCGGGAGGAGGAATGTATTTGACAACTGAACCATCTTCATAAAAGTCCGAAATGAAGGAATTTTCCGGATCTTTATTGGCTGCGATTTCATTTGAATATAACATTTCCTCTGGGGTGGCACTGTACATAATATTGAAGATTCGGGGATGATCTCTAAATTTTCTGTACATGTCGGCCAGATTTTGACGATCTCCTGTTCCATAGTCGCATTCATCCCAATGAATTACTACAAACATAGTGGGATTAGATAACAGCTCTTCAATGTATCTAACGGCTACATCTCGACAACGCTTGCTTGGGATTGAGCATACCTTTATATTATGCGTTTCTAATTCATCTCTTTGACTTTCATCCGCTTTTCTATGAAATGATGAAATGAATACATGGATTCGAAACTGATTGATAGCATCACGAACTGCTATATATTCTACGATCTCTCTTTTACCGACTTTCACTTGCCCGTGAATTAAAAGTCTATTTTTGCTATTGACATCATGATGATTCAGGAGAGGGACTACTTTAGACCTGACAAACTCAGTCATATGAGGTCTATATTCTTCAAATTGGTCAACAGACCATGGTTTTTCGATTTTGCTTACAAAAGAGGTCATCTTTAATTTTAATTTCGGTTGATATTAATTGTTATTTAATTT